AAAAAAGAGGAGTGCCTCTTATCAAAACAGAATCAATGAACTCGTTAAAAGAGCAAGTCAAGCCGAAAGGCAACGAAATGATTTCTTTAACAGAATTCAACAGCTAGAAGGTGATCTTAAAAAGAAGAATGTTGTAACGGAGGATTATGCGAAGTTGCAATCTCAATTTTATGATTCACGGAAAGCGAATGCCGAAAAAGCACTAGAGAGTGCTCGTGTAGCACATAAGAGTGCCCATGAAGAAGGCGATTCTGATAAAATGCTTAAAGCTGCAGAAGACATTGCAGAAGTTAAGTACGAGTTGAAGCAATTGGAAAGTAAACAACCATTTGTTGCACCAACTCCCAAACAGTCAACGGCAGAGCAAACGCAGCAACCGAAAACAGCCCAACCTGTTTCACAACCAGATCCTCGTGCACTTCGATGGGCACAGGACAATACTTGGTTTGGAACGGATGTGGCAAAAACTGGTGCCGCTTACGCCATTGATGCAGCTCTAAAAATGGAGGGCTATAACCCATCGAGTGAGGATTACTATTCCGAACTTGACAGAAGGATAGGCGATGCATTTTCACATGAAACATCTAAACCTAGACAGACAGTAGCGGGTGTCTCAAAGACACCTTCCGCACCTAAAAAAGTTCGTATGAATCAGAGTCAGATCGCAATGGCTCGTAAATTGGGTGTGCCAATAGAAGAATATGCGAAGTTCGTGAGGACTAATGACCAATAAAAATATTAAAAGCCATCCGACTAGGGCTAAAGCTAGTCGCAAAATAGTCTATACGCCTCCTAATGATTTGGATGCTCCGAAACCAAATGTAGATGGAATCAAATACAGATGGATAAGAGTAGCCACGGGTGGGGAGGATGATTCACAAAATGTATCCAGAAAAAAGAGAGAAGGATATGAATTTGTGCGGGCTGATGAACACCCAGAATTTGATGCACCTAAACATGAGACAGGCAAATACGCTGGAGTGATTGGTACGGGGGATCTCGTTCTTGCAAAAATTCCGATAGAAATGTCCGATGCGAAAAAGGAATACTTTCAGCAAAGGACAGGTAGACAGACTGAGTCTGTTGACCAGGATATTTTAAAGGAACAACATCCATCTATGCCAGTTCATCAAAAGCGTAGTTCCTCATCAACTGTAGGCAAAAAACCAACAGAATTTGAGAAGGAATAAACTTATTTTGTTGTAGGTGTTTTTTAATAACTTAATACAATAGGAGAAGTATTATGGCAAATGTAGACGCAGCTTTCGGTGCGAAGCCAGTAAGACATCTCACTGGAGGAGTTATTAGAGCAACAGAGTATAAAATAGTCAAAGAATATGCGGCTAATGTTTTTACTGGTGATTTCGTTCAACTTGCAGCTACTGGATACGTCCAAGTAGGAGCAGCGACAAACAGATTACTAGGCGTATTTAATGGCTGTAAGTACACTGCCTCTAATGGCGAAGTAGTCTTCAAGAGATACTGGCCCACTGGAACAGCAACACTAAACGATGGCGATGTCACCGCTTATGTGTACGATGACCCTAATATTGTCTGGGCTATTCAATCTTCAGGTAGTGCTGATTTTGCCGACATCGGCAATTTAGCAGATATTGTTGCAGGTACAGGTAGTACCTCAACAGGTCAATCTGCCTTTGAGATTAATGGCACGACAGGAACGGGTACAGCACAATTGCGAATTCTTGGATTGTATAACGAACCAAAAAATGCCTATGGTACTAATGGCGTGTTAGAAGCAGTTATATGGGAACATGAACTGATCGGACATGACCAAAGTACAGCAGGCGTGTAAGGAATAGGAGAATAAAATGGCTATATCTAGAAGCCAACTCGTTAAAGAGTTGGAACCAGGTCTCCACGCCTTATTCGGTTTGGAGTACAAAAAATGGGAACGTGAACATGCTGAAATATTTTCGGAAGAAAGCTCAGACAGAGCCTTTGAAGAGGAAACTCTACTTACTGGCTTTGGAGCAGCACCAACTAAATCAGAGGGTGCTTCTATCGAATACGACACTGCAGCAGAGCAGTGGACTGCAAGATATGTGCATGAAACTATCGCCCTAGCATTCTCAGTTACTGAGGAAGCTGTGGAAGATAATCTTTATGACACATTATCAAAACGGTACACGGCAGCTCTGGCACGTTCAATGGCTTACACTAAGCAGGTAAAAGCAGCTAACGTCCTAAATAATGGATTTAGCTCTAGTTACCCTGGTGGCGATACGAAAGCATTGCTTACCACTGATCATCCGACAATTGAAGCCGGAGATCAAGCTAATGAGCCATCAACAGCAGCAGACTTTTCTGAATCTTCACTGGAATCAGCGATTGTTTCAATCGGTGGTTTTGTGGATGACAGAAATGTCCCAGTTGCAGTTAATGCAAGAAAGTTGATTATTCCTAGGAATACAGCTTTCGCAGCACAACGAATCCTAAAATCAGAACTTAGGGTTGGTACTGCTGATAATGATATCAACGCATCAAAATCAATGAACATCCTTCCACAAGGATATTCAGTAAATCACTATCTAACTGATACTGATGCTTGGTTCATTCTCACAGACCTAACAGGTTCTGGTCTAAAGATGTTCCAAAGAAGACCTTTAAAAACTTCTATGGAGCCGGATTTTGAAACAGGAAACATGCGTTTTAAAGCCTCTGAAAGATATTCTTTTGGATGGTCTGACTGGAGAGCCGTATTCGGTTCACCAGGAGCGTAATAGAGTACGGATAGAGGGGCGGTTTCCGCCCCTTTATTTTTTTATCTAGGATTAACCGATTATACCAACTGACCTAGCAGACAATCGTAGAAGCGATGGTATGATTTAACTACGGAGAATTATTATGGCTAATACAACTTTTAGTGGTGCTATAAGATCAGAGACTGGTTTTAAAGTAATTAACAAAGCCGCTACTACCGGTGCGATTACAGAAACAGGAGTTAATCTTAACTCAACTGGACAATTATGTGCACTTGGAACTCACAAGTTTCAATCTTTTGCAGGAACTTTAGCATCAACAAATGCTGCAACTACAGCTTATGGTGACGGCGATGTTCTTGTGGAATTGGGAACTTTAAATACCGATGCACCAGACGACTTAGTAACCCCTTCTAAATTTTTTATTCACAGAGCATTAATTGGCATTACAACTGCGGCAGGAGAAACTCTTGTTGGTGGTTTATCTTTAAGTGCTACAAGTGGAACAGCTACTAACTCTGCTGTTTCATCTGGAACAGAAATTGTTGGAGCAGGAGTTACTTCATTTAATGAACAACTTAGTGCAACACAATCAGTTACTGAGATTGATGTTAACTTGAATAACACAGCAGGTAATTATCATATATTCGTTCCAAACGTAACTGCAGCTATAGCTAGTAAATACTTATATGCATTTTCTACTACAGCAATTAATGCTGACATTACAGCAGGTAGATTTACAGTAGAACTAGAATATTCAGTATATTAACAATAATGGCTAGGGTGTAAAAGCCCTAGCCTTTTTTTTAAGGAGAAATAAATGGCTGACACAGTAACAGGCCCAACAATACTTTTTCAATCTGATCAAAAAGTTATAACAAAAATAGTAGTTGAATCAGACGGCACTGGTGGCACAACAGTTTTTGGTGATGTATCAGCAATGACTGCAAGAGATGACGGAACTGCTGTAGCACACCTTGCAATTTTAAGAGTTTGGTTTGCATGTGATACAGGCGATGGAGGAGATTCTCATTGCCGATTAGATGAAGAAGATTCGGATGGTGACATTCCAGTTTTAGGATTAGTAGGAACTGGACATTGGGATTTTAGAGATTTTGGTGGAATACCCGCTGATAAAACAAGCAACAGTAATGAAAGTGATGTTAACTTTTTTGTACCCAGTCAAGCAGACGATGGTAATATGTACACAGTTATAGCAGAATTTCAAAAGATTTATTAATTAGGATAAAATATGGCAACTTCTGGAACTAAAACGTGGACTCTATATGTCGATGAAGTCATTGATGAATCTCTTTCTCGTATTGGAAGTGATCCCATTACAGGGAAAGAGGCAAGTAGTGCACGAAGAACTCTGAACATAATGATGCGTGATTGGGGAAACAGAGGCGTTCAACTATGGACAATAGATGAAACAACGCAAACTGTAACCGAGGGAACGGCAAATTATACATTGGATACTTATCTTGTGGACATTACAGAGGCTGTCTTATCTAGAACTGAAAACAGTGTTAGAACTGATTTTCAAATGGCAAAAATCAATAGGGAGGACTATATGAACATCCCTGTTAAATCAACAAAAGGAAGACCATCTCAGTTTTGGTTGGATATGCAAAGGGCTGCCCCAGTGGTATACCTATATCCAACACCAGAAAATTCCACGGATGTTTTTCGTTATAAAAGAAGAAATAGAATAGAGGATATTACTGCTTCAACAGAAAGCATAGATATTCCAGACAGATTTTTACCTTGTGCCGTAAGTGGACTATCTTTTTATATGGCACAGAAAAGACCACAGATAGATATCAATAGAAGACAGGAATTAAAGTTACAATACGAGGAAGAATTCAAGAGGGCTTTGGATGAAGGAAGAGAAAAGGTTGATCTTAGAATTATTCCAGACATTGCGAGGGCATAATGGAAGAAGAAAAATTAAAAGCTGATGGAGAGAAGTGTGCGGATTGCAGTTGTTTTTGTGATGACTGCGAATGCACATCTGACAGTGGGTGTGTTAAGTGTAGTTGTTATGAAATGGAAGACAAGTAATGGGATTTGCCAAAGGTAAATTTGCCAAAGCTGTATCCGATAGAAGTGGATTGGCTTTTCCTTACAATGAAATGGTCAAGGAATGGAATGGCTCTTTAGTTCACTACAGTGAATTTGAAGAGAAGCATCCACAATTAGAGCCAAAGAAGCATACGGCTGATCCAGAGGCATTGAAAAATGCCAAGCCACAACTTAAATTGCATGGATCTGACCAATTGTATAATGGATCTATTAGCACATTGGAACAATCTCTTGGCATAAAGGCTTCTGAAAAAAGAATACGAGGAAGTTTTACTTTGGCATCAGGCACAACTTTAGCGACTGCATTGACATCTACCGCAGCTTTAGGTAGTATAACTATTAGTGTCTCATAAGATAAATTTATTTGTAGCAACACCGTGTTATGGTGGATGGTTGTGTGAAGACTACTTCCACTCTATGTTGGAATTGCAGACTTTTTGCAGAAAAGAAGAAATACCCATGCGTGTGCAGACATTGGGGATGGAGTCCCTAATTACACGGGCAAGGAATACATTGGTAGCGAATTTCTTAGATGATGAACACGCTACTCATTTATTTTTTGTTGATGCGGACATAGGATTTAGCATACAAGTTATAAAAAGAATGCTGGATTTTGATCATGAAGTGGTTTGTGCCCCTTATCCAATGAAACTCATTAATTGGAGTTCCATTCCACAGTTAGTCAAGGATGATTTAGATTACAAGACATTAAGTTTACCTTATGTTCTTAATTTTGAAGACAAGGATAATGTAGAAGTCAAAAAAGGTTTTGCAAAAGTATTGGATGCGGCAACTGGTTGCCTTTTGATAAAGAGGGAATGCCTTTTAAAGATGGTGAAGGAATATCCAGATCTGCATTACAACACAGATCAAATTATAGACGGAAAGGAATACAAGTCCAAAAATACATATTTGTTTTTTGACACGATGAAAGATGAAGATGGACGATACTTATCAGAAGACTACGCCTTCTCAAGACGATGGCAAAAAATCGGAGGATCAATCTGGGCAGACCTCTCTTCAGACCTCATCCATTACGG